CTTGCACTAAAACAACGGGAAGAAATAGACAACCGTTCCATTGGCGACTTGTTTTATTTGATGGTCGATGAATTATCTGACCTCTCTTTTGTAGTGGCGTTCAAGCAACTCATCGAACTGTTCAAAAAAATATCTGCCGATGAATTGGTTTTAGATGACGAAACATTAAATAACATCATCAGTGAATTTCTCAGCCAACTTCCCAAAAATTATCAAAGAGTATTTTGGTAGTTGATTGAGTGAGTTTTTCTTTGGTTAATGTTGGTGTAGCAAGGGGCGTAGGGTGGTTTGGGTGATTCAAGTTATAGTAATAAAGAATATCGTACCTGTTATCGAAAACATCGTCAAAGCCTTACCAACTGCCATTGATGCGATTATCAAGGCAATCGGAGAATTGTTGCCCACTTTACTTAAAGCAGTAACATCACTCTTCTCACAAGTGTTGACTACTTTATTGGAATTATTGCCTGAACTCATTCCAGTAGTCGTTCAAGCATTACTCACGATTGTTCAGACGTTGATTGAAAACCTCCCAATGATAGTCAAGGCAGCAGTACAACTGGTCACAACGCTTGTTCAAGGAATTGGCGAGGCATTACCACAGTTAATTCCAGCAACGATTCAAGCAATTGTTACGATTGTTCAAAGTTTGATTGAAAATTTGCCGTTGATTTTAGATGCAGCTTTACAATTGATTATGGGACTCGCTCAAGGATTGATTACAGCTCTACCGATACTCATTGAATCTTTGCCACAAATCATTACGAGTTTAGTGAATTTCTTAATCGGAGCCATTCCGACTATTATCCAAACGGGAATCCAACTTTTAACTGCTTTGGTCGGTGCATTACCAACGATCATTGATGCGATTGTCAAAGCAATTCCAATCATCATTCAAAATGTAATCAACGCAGTGATTGGTGCGATCCCTCAATTGACTCAAGCAGGAATCCAATTGTTGGTTGCCCTAATTGGTGCATTGCCAACCATTATCACAACCATTGCGAATGCCATGCCACAAATTATCAATGGAATTGTGGGTACATTAGTGAACAATATTCCGCAGATTATCAATGCAGGCGTTCAATTATTAGTGGCATTGGTTCAAAATCTGCCACAGATTATTTCTGCCATTGCACAAGCCGTACCACAAATTATTGACGGATTGAATACAGCATTTGGGAACTATATTTCAACCATGGGTAATATTGGATTTAATTTAATCAGTGGTTTGTGGGGTGGGATTCGTGATGCAGGTGCATGGCTGAGTAACAAAATCTCAGGGTTCTTTGGTGGGGTAGTAGATAGCATCAAAGATTTCTTTGGGATTCACTCGCCCTCAACATTATTCCGAGATGAAATAGGGAAGAATATGGCACTAGGGATTGGTGTTGGATTTGGACGTGAAATGGAGGGGATTTCTAAAGAAATGCAAAATGCCATTCCGACAGAGTTTGACGTGCCGAATTTTGAGATTCAAACAGGGATTCATACAGCAAGTGATAGTCAATTCTCACTTGCCGACCTAATTCAAAAAGTAGACAATCTTTCTCAAATGTTTCCTCAATTGTTGCAAGCTTTGGATATGAAGATAGTCCTTGATGACGGTACATTAGTTGGCAAGTTAACACCTGCGATAGATAAGAATTTGGCGATTTTGAAAAGAAGAAATATGGTGTAGTAATTCAATAATTCTAATAAAAAATATGTTATTATATGGATATTATCTATAGTGAGGTGTAGTAAATTTGACTAGTAAAACAAAAAAACAACACTATGTTCCACAATTTTATTTAAGAAAATTTGAAATAGAAGATAATCATGGAAAAATATATGCATTTGATAAAAAAGAATCTATATCAAGACAGCAAGCGATAAATAATGTTGCCTCAGAAAACTATTTCTATGATCATGATTTGAACAAAATCTTCAATGCTTCTGATGGAGAAAAAAAGGAAGAATTGAATAAACTCATAGAAAATAACAAAGATGATATTGAATTGATTCAACAACAGTACATGGAAAAATGGTTATCTAAAGTTGAAGCGAATATGGCACCTATTTTAGAGTCAATTACAAGAAAAGCAAAAAAAGCAAAGGAGAACCAATGGTACTTTAAAAACTGTTATTGTATGAGCGATTCTGAAAAAACTACTATTTCTCATTATGTTGCGATACAGTTCAGTAGAACTAAAAGAATTAGGGAGACCCTATCTAGAGCACTTTCGGATTCCATCCACGCAATTGGTAGTAAATTTTTTGGAATAGATGGTTTGAGTCTTGATTTGGACAAGGAATCTGAAAAGTTACATCATGAAAATGTGTTATTGAATAAGGAAACATTAGTAGAAATTGCTCAATTAGTTAGTAATCATATTTGGATTATATATATTAATGAGACAAAGATACCATTTTGGACATCAGATGTGGCTATTTCCTTAAATGCAATGAAAGGAAGCAAAGGAATAGCAGCGGAAGGTGTTGAAATACTATTTCCACTGGGCCCAAAGATAATGTTGGCTATGTACGAAAAAACTTCTCTCATAGAAGAGATAGGAAAAGAAAAGCATGAACAGAATGGTATCGAATTTTTAGATAGAAGGTATATTATTCTTGCTAATGAAGAACAAGTGAAACTCATGAATCTTCATCAACTTTATGACTGTTCTAGATTTGTTTTTTCGAATGAAGATTCCTTTGAGTTTGCAAAAGCCAATATAGCATCTTACCCTGATTTCAAAAATTCTATTAGTAAAATTTCTATCAGTTAATTAAGTAATTTACGATAAATAAGGCCTTTTATAGTTTAAAAGTACAGATTGAAGACAAATCCCAAAAGCTTTTGAAGAAATGTCTTATTAATTTATCATAAAAACATAAAAGCATAGAAGCGATGTAAAAAAAGATGGCGCGGTTTTTACCGCGTCATCGAACTTTATGGTATAATGAGCCTAAGATGATTAAAGTAGATTAGATAGCTTTTGAATTCTTGATTTCTGAAGTTCAGGGTAAAAGTTAACTCTACCTATCAAATCAACGACTTTACAATAATCATCAAAGAATGAGGTTTTGTTCAAAGGTAGCTCTAGAGTATTCCAGCTTTCATAAGCAATTTTTTGGAACTCTGAATTTGAGTTATTGAGTATATATCTGATTTCTGAACTTAAACTATGGAAGGTACCAACACTTTGAGGAAATTCGACATTATTTCGTTCCCATTTTCCACCAGCAGAAAAGAAGTCTCTAAATGAGCTACTGTAGTAAAAATGATTTGAGATGATGAATTCGTGAGCACGAGCGTAGTTTGCCCTCTTAGATGTGATTAAATCCTGTGGGAACAACACGAGCGCTTCGGCTTTTACCTGATTTTGAATATTTTGAGGTAATAGATTTAGTGAAGTTGGCTTGATCGATTCGGAAGAAGAATCTTGTGGAACAAACCATTTTGTGCCTGTTGTATGTTCTTTAAGGTAATTTTGCAAAAAGGAAACTTTCTCCGCCTCGGTTTTATCACGAAGTTGGTAATATTCTTTAGCGTCCTTAAACACGCTCTCATTTGTATCCATATTGATTTTAAATCGTGGACTATGTGTAACGTTGATTGCTGAAGTAACTTTCCAGTAATAGTCAAATCTAACAAGGAGATGGTCTTTTCCAGACTCTTTGCTACCGAATAGCAAAAAGATATCTTCGTAATCTTCGTCAGTGATGCTCTCAAATACGGAGTTGCCGTTAGTATCCCAGGAACCATTATTCCGACTTTTCAATTCGAGGCCGAAACAGTCACCATTTACGATGAGATCCATGTCAGGGAAGTGGTGACCTAAGTGGACCTTATAATCAAAAATAGTAGGGTCGGAGATTTCGTTTTTAATTATTTCTGCGATTTCTGGTACAAGGTCTTCAAAACCATTTTGATTCCCTTTACTGATAAGATATTTCTTATCAATGGGATTCAAGTCTTCGATTTTAGATTTAAACAAGTTCAGTACTTCAAATATGTTCATTTTATTACCTCCATTAGGAAAGGATTGATTTTATGCCAAGTAGTTACTTTAACCTTAATTATAACACGGTCGATACAAAAAAAATAGAGGTTGATGAGGCGACTAAACCCTTGAATGTTGTCAGCTTATTCTCAGGTGCTGGAGGTATGGATCTTGGGTTCCGAGGAGGTTTTGAGTATCTCGGAGAAGAATATGACAAGAACCCATTCAATCTTGTTTTCGCCAATGATATTTTTCAACAAGCAGCGGATGTCTATGAAGCAAACTTTGAACATAAAGTTGAGCGTCGAAGCATTGCGGATTTAGATATGAAAAAAGACATGCCTGATATTGATGTAGATATCATACTAGGAGGATTTCCCTGCCAAACATTTTCATACTCTGGAAAAAGAGCAGGATTAAGTGATGAGCGAGGTCAGCTCTATCTTCAAATGATTAGAGTAATCGACCATTATAAACCGAAGATGTTTATTGCTGAAAATGTAGATGGAATTCGCAATTCTAAAAAAAATGTAGAAGGTGAAAACGTTGATAAGTCAGCATTGAGCGTTATTCTTGATGACTTTGAAGAGCATGGATATGATGTGCAATATCGAGTGTTAACCGCAGCGGATTATGGTGTTCCACAGATGAGAAGACGTGTTATCATCATGGGGATTCGCAAGGACTTGGGTGGTGTAGATAATGAATTCTACCCACAACAACTTTTTGATGAAACCGGCGAATTAACTGGCCGAGTTTGGAGAACTTCAAAAGACGGAATTGATGATTTGTGGGATAAAGTTAATAATCCTAATATCCCTAATCATACACTGAAAGATATTTCAAGAGCAAAATTTTATCCAGGCAAGAAAATGCAAGGTAATAATAGAATATCTGAAAATCGGCCTGCACCAACTATTCGAGCCGAACATCATGGGAATATTGAAGCTCATTATCGTACGACAGTAGAAGATGAAACAGATATGAGCGGTTGGCGTAGACTAAGTGTTCGAGAATGTGCTCGTTTGCAGTCATTCCCTGACTCATTTAATTTTGTTACAAGTGCATCTTCGGCATACAAAGCTGTAGGGAACGCTGTTCCTCCAGTAATGGCTTGGCACATAGCACGTAGCGTGTTTTTCACTTTACAACAGTTGGACCAAATCGAATTCAAAAAAGTTAACGAGCATGAACTTGTTGCTACAAAATAATAGAGAAAAAAAGCCAATAAATCTAAATTTAAAAGATTTGTTGGTTTTTTCATACCCAAAAGGAGGTGCAACTTGAAAAAATTCATACTCAACAACAACATAGATTCTTATACAGACCTAGGGATAAGAATCACATCTCCCCCAATCCTCCCAACAACACAACGTATTATTGATACGATTGAAGTTGACGGTCGAGAAGGTTCTTTGACATTGCTTAAAGGTTGGGAGGACATCACGATTACTTTCCGTGCCGCATTGTCTAATAAAATGGAGTGGGGAGAAGTTTTATCCATTTTTCAAACGGCAGAAACTATCACACTGAGTACAGATAACACCGTCTACTACAAAATCAAACACGTAAAAACAAGTGGGCTTACACATCTGTTAAGCAATCTTTGGGAGTTTGAACTAGAAATTAGATGTGCACCCTTTCGATATTTGAACAACGTGTCGAACATCAATCGGACAAGTTCTGGAACAGTTCAGGGGTATGGCAATATTTATTCTCAACCGAAAATCACTGTTTATGGCACAGGGAGTCGAACGCTTACAATCAACGGAAAACCAATCGTACTAAACATCTTGAATGGTCATTTAATTTTAGATAGTGAACTCAAAGAATGTTACTACGGCAATGTTGCACAAAACCAAAATATGACAGGTGATTTTCCAATATTGACCCCAACGACCAATCAAGTAACTCTTGGCACAGGCATTACAAAAGTAGAAATAGAGGCGAGGTGGCGGTATTTATGATGATTCTTTACGACAAAACAGAAACGAATTTCACTCACAATGGTTTGGCAGTGCTTGATAATAATGTGATAAGCCCAGTGGTTCACGAAGAACTCAATGGGCTTTTTTCTTTGGCATTTGATTTTCCAATTCATGCGAAAGATAGTGAAAAATTATTGCCAGAAATGCTTGTGAAAGTACCTGTGCCCAACATGAACCCACAACTTTTTCGAATCGTGGAACGAAGTGATGTTTTGGGCGGACTACTCCATATCGTTGCACATCACATTTTCTATGACCTCGCGAAAAATATCATTGAGGATACTTTTATCGTCAATAAAAATGGCACACAAGCACTCTCTCAACTTTTAGGGGCTACGCAATATGCCCATTCTTTTACTGGTACGTCCAACATCTCAACGGTAAACAATGTTCGTTTGGTGCGATTGAATCCCGTTGAAATCTTACTGGATAGTGATTTAGAGAATGGTTTTCAAACTCGTTATGAAGGAGAAATTGTCCGTGATAATTTTTCGATTGCCATGCTTTCAAGTCGTGGGGCAAACAATGGTGTCCAAATTCGAGATAAGAAAAATCTGACGGGCTACCAATCCGATTTGGATTACTCAAGCGTGGTCACTAGAATCATGCCAGAAGGTTATGACGGCTTGTTCTTACCTGAAAAATACGTGGACAGTCCGTTGATAAACAGCTATGTTTCTCCAAAAATCAAAGTCATCAAATACGACAAGGTAAAAGTCGGTAATGATGAGGGAGAATTTGCGACAAAAGAACTTGCTTATGCCAAGTTGAGGGAACTTGCAAACCTCGAGTTTTCTCAAAACAACTTAGACAAGCCGAATGCAACCTATGAAGTGACCTTTGCTCCTCTTGAGAAAACAGAGGAATACAAACATTTTTCAGCACTTGAAACAGTCAGTCTAGGTGACACTGTATCAGTGATTCACGAGGAGGACGGTTTGAACGTTACCGCTCGAGTCATGAGCTACACTTATGACCCGATTCTTCAAGCGTACATTTCAGTTACTTTAGGGAATATCTTGCCCAAGTTTACTGATATTGCCAAAGTGATCAAACGTGTCGATACCAAAGTCACACAAGTTCAAGATGATGCGAACTACGCATTGACGGCTGCCAACGGAAAGAACACCAACTTTTACGGGACATCAACCCCTAATAACCCCAAGCTAGGTGACGTTTGGTACAAAGAAAATGGCGACAAGCTAGAAATGTGGGTGTATGAGACAAGGGAGGGAATTACGCAATGGTTTCCACTTATGACCGATTTGACACAAGAAGAAGTGAAACAAGCAGTAGAACAAGCAAAACAAGAATCGACAACAGCCCTTGAAAATGCCAACACAGCCTATGAGAATGTGCTAACGGCACTCAATCAAACCCTCGAAACCAATCAAACGGTTGAGACCTTAGAAACCACCGTCACGCAAAATAGCTCACAAATTGCATTGGTCGCAAGTGGCATGACGAATTTAGGAAACCGAGTGACAACTGCCGAGTCAAGTTTAACTGTTCAGGCAGGACAAATTGCAAGCAAAGCGAATCAAAGTAGCGTAGATACCTTGACAGGGAGAGTCACTACGGCAGAAAGTGCGATTACACAAAATGCAGAAACTTTTAATCTGAGTTTAAGCAAACAAAACAAGGCAATCAACGATTTAACAGGTGCAAACATTCTCCAATCCACATGGCAACAAGGAAATCTGAACACAAGCAACGGTGTAGAATCAACGAGTTCAAGTTACGTGAGAAGTGATTACTTTGATGTCAAAGAGGGGGAGAAATATCTCCTTCAAAGTTTTAACGGTAAAAGATTATATGCCACTTATGGCACGCTGTATCTCTTTTACTACCGAGCAGATAAAACATTCTTGAGCTACTCATCTTTTGGGAATACGACAATTCCTTTTACAGTGCCAACGGATGCGAAGTACTTGAGAATAAGAGTTACAACCACAAACGCACCAAGTACAGTTGACTGTTACTTACTTCAAACAGACAAAGAGAACGGCTATACGGATTTAAGTAGTTTGAGCAATGTTGCGAAATTAACTGCCACAGCAGATGCTCTTATGCTTTCTGTTTCCGAAACAAAAACGGCAATTGGCACACCTTTTCAAGTAAAAACTTGGCAACAAGGAAGTTTAAGTACCACGGACGGAACAGAAATTTCTGCGAGTAATTCTTTGCGATCGACCTTTATTGATGTGGCACCAAACGAAAAATATATTGGGCAAATGCCAGACGGCACTGCGATTACTATCGCTTACCATTATTACGGCTACTCAACCCCATACATTGACTTTGTTCCAAGTGCAAACCAATACGTGGAAACATTGACAATTGGCAATTATACGAACGATACGATTGCCAGTTATCTCCAGTTAAAAAATGTAGAAAGTTTGACAATCACTGCCACACCAACCAGTAATCACTATTCAAATTCCGGGGATTATTTGACAATTTACAAACTCCCCCTTGACGGAAAAACAGCACCAAATGTCCTGACATGGAATGGACGAAAGGACACGTCTGATAATACCGTTTGGCTGTATACAGGAGAATCTTGGGAACAAATCGCAACGGTCACTGCCACCTCCAATACCATTCATACATGGGTTCTGACTGAACAACAAAGAGCGAACATCACAGAGAATGTGTACCTTGCATTTTTCTCTATCAAAAATGAGAACTATGCAGGAATTTACAACGCAACCACCAGTCCATTTTTACTCAATCCAGAAGATGAACATACGTTGTATCAAATCAGTTATACCAATTCGAGTGCAAGTGTTACGGTGCCAAGCAATGCAGTAAAAATGCGAGTGCGAACAACGACCACGCTTTCGCCTGATAACTTTCAAGGGAACGTGTATCTTGCGACAACAAGAGTGGACTACACCAAGGTAAATAGTCTTTATTCTTCGCTTTTGATGACTAAAGACTTGATTAACCTGCGTGTCGCAAAAGGTGAAATCATCAATCAAATCAATGTATCGCCTGAAAGTATTTTGATTGCAGGAAATAAAATCCATATCACAGGTCAAACTACCATTGACTCAGCAGTTATTACGACCGCAATGATGAAAGACTTGTCTGTAACCAATGCGAAAATCGCAGATGCGACTATTTCAAGTGCCAAAATTGCAAGCTTAGATGCGGGGAAGATTACGACAGGTTATTTGAGTGCTGCAAGAATCGCAGCGAATTCTATTACCGCAGATAAACTTTCTGCCAATATCCTCACAGCCATTACGGCAAGCAGCTCTATCCGAATTACAGGCACAACGATTGGCTATTATTCAGGAGATACCTTGGTGACGGAAATTAATTCCCAAGGGATGACCATTCGCCGAGACGGTACAACCGTTGGTCGGATTGGTGCGAACAATATCAGTGGGCATAGCGATTGGCGAGGGTTGGTGTTTGATTTGGATTACGGAACGGAATATATGTCGTGGGCACATAAAGAAACTTCTAGTGCCAGCACTTATACTCAACAGTTGACATGGTATGCAAGTAGTCTTTCAACGACTCAGCCAAGAGGCTTTTCTTTTGACGATAACGTCTATCTGAATAAAGAATTTGGGATTGTGACGACAGCTGGTACGAATCGGGCAAAACTTGCCAGAATTGGTTTTGACTCGGTTTATCATATGGCGATTACGTCTATTCAAGGCGGGGCAGGCATTGCGTTTGCGAGTAGTAATTTAATGGTCTGTGATGACGGGATATGGGTTGATTTTGGGATTATTCGCTCAATTTGTCAGAAGTTGGCAGGAAAAACCATCGCTTTACCGTCTGCCATTAACAGTAGTGGGGTCGTGACAAGTTGGTACAGTCCCATTACATTTAACAGTATGACGACTTATTCTTAGGAGGCAATATGGAAAGAATCAATTACAGTGAGCCACTTGAAACACAACAACAATTGACAGAAGTAGAAACACCCAAAACCATTGACACCGACATGGTGGAATTATTGATTTTGGTTGTGGATGATTTATGTGTACAAGTAGGTGAGATAAAGGAGAAAATCGCACATGATGACATTTAAAAATGAAGAATTGGTGCCAGTGTTGCAGTTTTTACAAACGGTGACATTACGACCAAAAGCAAGTCGAGTACGCACAAAACTCGCAAAATTAATCCAACATAAGATTGATGCCCTCTACAAAGATGAACTGGAACTCTTGGAGAAATATGGTAAGAAAGATGAAAACGGGAACCTCATACAACATGACGGTTCTTTTTCTTTACTCAAAGAAACAGCGGAAGAATACCATCAAGAAAAAGCCATTTTATTGGAGGAGAAAAATTCTATCAATGTGGCAGAAATAAAGGAACATTTCCCCACTTTACTTGAGGCATTTGAAACAAGTGAGATGAGCGTTTCAGGAACAGAGGCAGAAATGTTGGATTTGATTATGGACGAGCTAGAGAAAGAAACGGAGGAACTCAAATGAAAGAAACATGGAATTGGACACAGGTAGGTTTGATGACGATTGGAGGATTTTTAGGTTGGTTTTTAGGTGGAGTGGACGGCTCACTTTTTACCTTACTTGCTTTTGTGATAGTAGACTACCTCACTGGAGTCTTGCGAGCGATCACAGAGAAAAAACTTTCCAGCCAAATCGGTTCAATTGGCATTACCAAAAAAGTGATGATTTTCTTGCTTGTTGGCATTGCCCATATGTTGGATGTGGAGATAATCGGAAATGGCAACGTCTTACGTGACGCGGTCATTTTCTTTTACATTTCAAACGAGGGCATTTCAATTATCGAAAATGCAGTGAAAATCGGACTACCAATCCCTGAGAAACTAAAAGACGTATTAGAACAAATCACAAAACATAAGGAGGACAAATAACATGGGTATCAGTACACTCGCAACAAAATACGGTTTTCAGAACTTCCCACATTTCTCGACTGGCAGAAGTGGGGCGAAAGTAGACAAAATCGTCATTCATCACATGGCAGGCACGAATTATGATATTGTGCCAAACATTTGGCAAACACGTGAGGCTAGTGCTCACTATGGCATTGGGAAAAATGGCGAAATCCGTGCCTACGTGGACGAAAACAATACTGCATGGCACGCTGGGAACTGGAACGCAAATATCACGAGTATCGGTATTGAAAACAGTAATAGCACAGGAGAGCCAGACTGGAATATCAATCAAGCAACCATTGATGCTTGTGCGAAATTGGTCGCAGATATTGGCAAACGATATGGCTTAGGTGTTTTAGCACCTTATAAAAATGTGTTCCCACATCAATATTTTTCTTCCACGAGTTGTCCAGGGAAACTAATGAGTAAACTCGGAGAAATTTGCGATAAGGCAAATGCGATCAACAATGGCACTTCCAAGCCGAATACACCAACGACAAGTATCCTTTACCGAGTGCGTAAGTCTTGGGCAGATGTCAAATCGCAAAAAGGAGCATTCAAAGATTTAACCAACGCCAAGAAATGTGCCGACAGCAATACTGGATATTCTGTCTTTGATGAAAAAGGGAATAAAGTTTATTCATCAAACGCTACCCCAATAGTCAAGCGACTAACCGTACAAGTCAATGGGCTAAACGTTCGAAACAAACCGAGTTTGAATGGCACAATTGTTGGAACTTATAACAAAGGCGCAACATGGACATTGCCGAAATCAGAACAACTTATTATCGCAGAGGGTTGGGTCTGGGCAAGATGTCCGATTGGGTATTGTGCTGTTGGGAAGAACACAGGGAAAGTGGAGAAAGACGATTATATTTATATAAGTTAAGAAAAGAAAGACGACACCATTTGTATGAGTGTCGTCCATTGATGTTATTGAAGTAATTCTTGCCAGTTAGAGGGAAAACCCAAATCTTTCAACTTAATCTTAGAGTTATAATCAATTAGTACAGTCCCGATTTTTTTAAATGCTAATGACCATAGTGTAGTTGAAGGAAACATTAATTTCATCAGATAAATTTGTGGAAAAAGTTTGTTCCCTAATGGCTTTTCTGGTCTATATTTTTTCGGAAGTTTTGGAGTTTTGCTCCAAGTTGTTTGATAGAGTTTGCGATCGTGGGCTAACATATTTCGCGTTATACGTAAGTTATCAATCCAAGAATCTAAAACATCTGGAGATATATCAAATGTTGAGCTAACTTTTCGTCTAAGCTTATTTGGTAAATTGCGATATAAGAATTTTATATTACCAAGCGTGAACAACTCTGATGCCACCCAAATCGGGAAGTGTCCTCCATAGTTTTTTATATGATGTTCAACAAAAGGTATTGTAGAATTATGTTGCACGAATGCATTAAATGATGTTATGAACTTTTCGTGTTCATTTTGATTTTTGAAGAAATTTTTATTCTCATAAATCAAAGGATTGTCAGGGTATTCTTCCGCAATATTGTATGCTATGACTGACTTCAATCTTTGCTCGATATGGTTAACAGCAAATAGAAGTGCTGAACGCATTTCAGCATCGAAATAGTAGAGATTTAATATTTCTTCGAAAGTAACATCAGCGGAAAATCTTTCTGTTGAACGATTCTTAAAAGGATACAAATAACCAGAAAGCATATAGTAATTCAGGTTAGATAACACTGATTCAGCGAATGCCTGATCCTGGATCTCCAAGCCTCTTTCTATTAATATTTGCACTTGTTCTTTGTGTGACTTAAAGGGTTTCATTGTTTTTTCCATGATATTTTTGTCTCCTTTACAAAAAAACGAACACCTCATGGTACGCATCGTTGATAGGCGTGAGGTGTTCTCTATCCTAAAATTATTTTAACATAATTGACTTGAAATTGGAATAGGTAAGAATAATTTTTTTAGACATCAAGGATGAGTAACTTCATCTTTGATGTCTTTTTTTTCGTTTTCTGGGTTCGATTTCCTCCTCTTCATCGCTTATAGGTGAAAGGTAAAAGAAATAACGTCACAAGGGTTGACTTTGACCGTTTTGGTTCGCCTGTAACTCAGAGGGATAGAGAAATTCACGTCAAGTGAATTATTTTCACGGATTTTCTTTGCCTGAAACTTAAGGAGGTCGAATCTTATGGAAGAGAAAACAAAAGAACGAATCAAAAAACTACGTGCGGAGGGTCTTGGCTATAAAAGAATTGCCACAGCAGTAGGTGAGTCAGTGGATGCGGTCAAATCGTATTGTAAACGGAATAAACTAACTACTCCTCATATGGTAGACACAAGAGCTAATCCAACTCATACGGAGGGTGGTTGCAGAAATTGCCGTAAAAAAATCACTCAAGTACAAGGGATGAAGAAAAAAGTGTTTTGTAGCGAGTATTGTAGAAACGATTGGTGGAAGAAACACCGTTCCGTCAATCTCACGAAAGGAAAATCAGTAATTTGCCCCAATTGCAAGCAATCGTTTTTGGTTGGGAAGAACTCTACACGTAAATTTTGTAGTCACGAATGCTACATAGCTTTTAGATTTGGGGGTGTGACAAATGAACGATAAAAAAGAAATGCTTTATCTGATGAGTCTTGCACCTGCCAAATCAATGCTTGAGCAACACCTCATTTCAAATGCAGAGTTCAAGAAAATAAAGGCATATTTGGTTAAAAAATATCAACCAATACTTCCTAGATTACTTGGCTGATGACTTGATATAAAGGGCGTTTAGAGTGATATATAGGAGTGAAAGGAGGAGAATAATCGTGAAAATAATACAAAAAATTGAACCCACGATTCCTAAAATTGCCAAACGAAAACGTGTAGCAGCCTATGCTCGTGTTTCTGTTGAAAAGGGCAGAACCATGCATTCCTTATCCGCTCAAGTAAGTTATTACAGTTCCTACATCCAGAAGAACCCTGAATGGGAATATGTTGGTGTTTATTCGGAGGGAGGGATTTCAGGGACAACAGCTAAGAAACGTCCTGACTTTCAACGTTTAATTGAAGATGCCAAGAATGGAAAAATCGACATTATCTTGACGAAGTCTATTTCAAGGTTTGCAAGAAATACAGTAGATTTACTTGAAACAGTTCGAGAGCTACGAGCCATTGGCGTTGGAGTAAGATTTGAAAAAGAGAATATTCATTCACTCAGTGGTGATGGAGAATTGATGCTTTCCATTCTTGCATCCTTTGCCCAAGAAGAAAGTCGTAGTATGTCCAATAACATCAAATGGACCATTCAAAAACGCTATAAACAAGGATTGCCAAATTCAAAACAAAATTTGTATGGCTATCGTTGGCAAGGGGACGAGTTGATTGTAGTGCCTGAGGAGGCAAAAATTGTTCAAGAAATTTATGCGAATTATTTCAAAAAAATCTCTGCAGAAAAGACAGCCAAGATGTTAACCAATCGAGGAATTAAAGGCTATACAGGTGGCGAATTTAAAGGAGAGTCGGTACGTTCCATTCTGCTGAATATTACTTATACGGGTTGTCTTTTATTGCAAAAGGAATATGTGATTGATCCAATTTCAAAAAAAAGTAAGCGAAACAAGGGTGAACTGCCACAATACTTAGTTGAAAATCATCATGAGCCGATTATTCCTATGGAAACTTTTCAAGCAGTTCAAGCGGAACGTGCTAGGCGACAAGCAGAAGGTTCAACATCTAATTGGGCTTTAAACACCAGCTGTTACACAAGCAAAATTAAATGTTGTTATTGTGGAAAGAATTTCAGACGTAGAACCCAACATTCATCGAAAGGTGCAGAGCCAATTTACAAATGGACTTGTAGAACTAAGAATGAGAAAGGTGTTAAATACTGCAATGCCACAGACATTCCTGAATCCGTTCTTAGACCGTTATGTGCAGAAGTAGTGGGGACAGCATCGTTTGATGAAGAACTATTTTTGAAAGAAATAGAACAGATACTGGTAATTGAAAGAGGCGTGTTAGATTTCAAATTCTATGGTGGCAAAGTAGTACGAAAGACTTGGCAGCCAATGATTAAAAAAGATTACTGGACACCTGAACGCAAACGCTCGTGGGAAAAACGAAATCAAAGAAGAAAAAGCACGGATTGGAATGGTCGCTTGAATGAGTTCACAGGATTTTTAGTTTGTGGTCGATGTGGAGCGAATTACCGTATTCAGACAACTAAGTTATGCGATGGGGCTAGACAACAAAAATGGCATTGTTCAGAGTTGGCGAGCGTCTGTAAACCAGATGGCTTTAGGCATTCCATAACGGATAAATTACTCAGAGAAATGGTGACTGAAGTGCTTGATTTACAAGCATTTGATGAAAAAGAAATGGATAGGCAACTGACGAAAATCAGTGCGATTGACACAGAAGTGAGCTTTCATTTTAAAGACGGACATATAGTAAAAAGAACGTTCAAACCTTTGAAGAGAATGAGCGAGGCAAGGAAAAAAACACAAAGTAAAAAGATGAAAGAATGGTGGCGAAAGAAACATGAAGAAAGTAACAACGATACCTGCAACAATCAGTAAGTTCTCCCAAGCACCGATAAATAAAATTACAAAACGACGTGTTGCAGCCTACGCACGTGTATCAACGGAGCAAGATGAACAGCAGACGAGTTATGAGGCACAAATTGATTACTACACAAACTACATCAAAGGTCGCGAAGATTGGGAGTTTGCCGGAATGTATTCAGATGAGGGCATCACAGCGACAAATACCACGAAACGTATCGGTTTTCAAAATATGATAGCTGATGCCATGGCTGGAAAAATTGATTTGATTGTCACCAAATCAGTAAGTCGATTCGCCAGAAATACGGTGGACAGCTTAACCACAGTACGTCAGCTCAAGGAAAAAGGGGTTGAGATTTATTTTGAAAAAGAAAATATTTGGACTTTGGATAGCAAGGGAGAATTGCTCATCACGATAATGTCTAGCTTAGCTCAAGAAGAATCACGTTCCATTTCAGAAAACGTAGTCTGGGGGCAAAGGAAAAGATTCGCAGATGGAAAGGTTACGGTGCCATTCAAACGATTCTTGGGTTATGACATGGGTCCAGATAGAAACTTGGTGGTGAACCCAGAGCAAGCAAAAGTAGTGAAGAAGATTTATGCTTTGTTCTTAAAAGGCAAAGCTCCTTATGCCATTGCCACTGAATTAACGAAAGAAGGCATACCAACACCTGCAGGAAAGAAAAATTGGGGCAGTGCTTGTGTCAAAAGTATCCTAACGAATGAAAAATACAAAGGGGACGCTTTATTGTAGAAATCCTATACAATAGACTTTTTAACTAAAGAGAAGAAAGTGAATGAGGGTGAAATTCCACAATACTACGTTAAGAACAATCATGAGGCGATTATAGAACCAGAAATATTTGATTTGGTGCAGAAACGACTGGCACTTAGAACCAAAGGAAAAATCGTATTAGGTCAACGAGTGTTTTCTCATGTAAGCTCAAGTGCATGGATTGTGGTAATTATTATGGCAGTAAGGTATGGCACAGTAATACGAAATATCGCCGTGTCATCTGGCGGTGCAACCATAAGTACGATGACGACAAATGCCAGACGACACATTTTACAGAAGATGAGATTGAAGAAATGTTCATCACGGCTACTAATCAGCTAGTGGAGATGAAAGTTGAAGTTATGAGAAACTACTCCGAGATGAACGAGATATTGTTTGGAACTACCGAGCTTGAAAGCGAACAAGGGAAACTTGAAGATGAAATCAATGAAGTCGCTAGTTTAATTGAAGATTGCGTGAATGAAAATGCACGGATTGTACTTGACCAAGCTGACTACGAGAAACGCTATAATGCTTTGGTTACAAGATTCGATAAATCAAACTCCAGGCTTGAAGAAGTCAAGGAGCAGATGTTTGAACGTCAAGCGAAAGGAATGGAAGTGGAGCAGTTCTTGAAAGAATTGGACAAGGTAGGTTTTGTCGAGAAATTTGATGAAGAACTGTTTCTTGGTTTGATTGAAGTGGTTGAGGTTTCAAGGGAGAAACGGATTGTAAGATTCAAGGACGGGAGTGAGATAGAAGTTTAGAATATAGGTGCGTAATAACATAAATGGAGCACTCAAGCTAGTATGCGTAATGCATTGCTGGTTTGAGTGCTTTTTCTATACCCAATTTTACACAATTACAAACTGTCTACCCAATTTGTAAGAGTAGACCGACAATACTTTTACAAATTGCCTTACTCAATTTGTAACTGTTTCAAAATTCAATTTCTCATTGTATCACCGACGAGTTGTAAATAGAACCGCCGTATACCGAATGGTACGTACCTCTACTTGATTATTTCCCTTGCAACTGTGAAAATTTCCATAGCATAGTCATTCGAATTTGTGGGGATTATTTTTGATTGCGTATTCGCTAGGTAATTCAAAGCTGAATTTCTCACATAAAGCCCGAACGTCGTGAATATCTTTTTCTTTTGGCTCATATCCAGTTTTGAATTGGAATAGAAATGAGGACTCTATACAGTTTACTTCCTGACCTGCAATCTTCCCTTTCCCAGTTAATGAGCCGAATGGATATTCAATGCCATAGGTGTTTTTTCCATTTTCGTCATATTCAAAGACGTGTATATCAATACTTTGACCATATGCGTGTCTCATAACGTACATGAACTCTGAAGAGTCCATTCGTTTTTCTGCTTTGTAGCCACAGTTTTCAATCAATTGTCGAAGTCTGTCATTATCCTTACGGTGAACAGCAATGTCTAAATCAGCGTGTTCACGTGTCTGCTTGCCGAGCAATGCATCAACACCCCAGCCACCGTCAATCCATACGGATATTCCTTGTTCTTCGAATAAATGATATAAAGCTAAAACCTCATTAGCAGTCATATTCTCTCTTTTTGTCATCGGTCGTTTATTCCCTTTCTTGTTCTCAATTTCAATATTAAACTAAAATCCATAAATTAGACAAATAAAAAACTATAACTTGAACCACCCAAACCACCCTACGCCCCTTGCTACACCAACATTAACCAAAGAAAAACTCACTCAATCAACTACCAAAATACTCTTTGATAATTTTTGGGA